GACTTTCCGGAGCAAAGAGGGGACACCCCGCCGACCGCTACCCAGTGGATCGACGAGATGGCAATGGCCCAGCGCAAGATCGGGACGCCAGGGCTGAAGTTCTGGAATGAAGGTCCGCGCGAGATCTTCAAGCGGTTCTATTTCCTGGCCCGCAAGCGCGGCCTGATCGAGCCGATCGAGATCCCGGGCCTTGCGGCGCCGATCTCGCTGCAGCCCTACAATCCCACCCAGCGGGCGCAGAACCAGCAGAAGCTCGCGACCGCGGCGCGCGTCGGGCAGTTGGCGGCTTCGTTCTTCCCCGAGGAGTTCAAGGTCGCGTTCGACGGGGGCAAGACCATCGACAGGATGATCGAACTGGCCGACGTGCAGGACGTATTCGTGAAGCGCGACCCGAAGGCGATCGGCCAGGCGGTCGACCAGCTGTCGCAACTGAGTGGTGCAGGGCAGGCGCGGTTTCCGTCGATCCAGCCCGGCGCCATCGGAGGCCCTGCCCCGCAATGATCGCGTTCATGGAAGACGATGTGCGCGAGGCCTGGGCCCGCATAGGGCATTCCCGCGACGGCCAGCATGTGCGTGCGGTGTTCGCCGCAATGCTGATGAGAGGCATTCCAACGGGCCTTCAGGACGGTGCGTTGCGAGAAGAGGTCGGTCGCATGAGGCTGGCATCCGAAATCGTCACTCTGTTGGACGGATTGGATGGAAACCGCGGTCGAGCCACAGACAGCCCCGACGTTGCAGTCGTCAGACCCCAGCCAGAGCCCCCAGGCTCCCGGGGCTCCCGCCGCCGCGTCCCCGACATCTCCGAGTTCGACCAGCCCGGTCGGTGATCGCCCCGACTGGCTTCCCGAGAGCTACTGGGATGCCGAGAAGGGCCTGAAGGCCGACGACTGGAAGGCGCATCTGGCAACGCTGCAGACCGAGGCCGAACAGGCCAAGGCCCGCATGGCCGGTGTCCCGGAGAAGGCCGACGCCTACGAGTTGAAGCTGCCCGAGGGCGAGAAGATGCCCGATGGGTTCCAGCTGAACCCTGACGATCCGCGCGTGGCAATGGCCCGCGAGTTCGCGCATGCCAACAAGCTGACGCAGGCCGAGTTCCAGGGCCTTGTCGCTCTCGACACGAAGATCAAGCAGGCCGAGACCGACTGGGTCCGGCAGCAGAGCGCCGAGGCGTTCAAGCGGCTTGGCCCGAACGGGCAGGCCCGCGTCGAGGCGGTGAAGGCTTCCATTGAGGCGCGCGTGGGCAAGGAGCTCGCGCCGCACCTGGTCGCGATGCTGGTGACCGACAACCAGGTCGTGGCTTTCGAGCAGGCCTTCGGGTCAACGACGCAGTTCAACGCTGGTGGCCGTGCCGGCGAGTCGGCCCAGAAGGGGGCGATCCCCGGGTTCGACAAGATGGGGTTCCGCCAGCGGATGGCGGCTCTCGATGCGGCAAAGCAAGCGGCCGTTCGGTAACATTCCAGGAGACCTGACACATGCCCACTATCAACCCGGCCGTCACTACCCCGATTACCCTCCTCGAATACGCGCAGACGTTCCAGGAGGCCGATGCCACGCGCATCTTCGTCGAGAACATGGTCAAGACTTCTGACCTGATGGCGGCGATCCCGTTCCTGCCGGCCAATGCCGGCGGCAAGCGTGCCTTCATGGACATCGGTTCGGTGCCGACCGTGGGCTTCCGTGCCTTCAATGCCGCGGGCAACCAGGCGGCCGGCACGTTCAACCTTCGCGAAGAGGACACCTTCCCGATCGACGAGTACATCTTCACCGACCGTGCGCTGATGGCGCGCCTCGGGACGGAGCACAAGTACCGTCAGCAGGAACTGAAGACCATCGCGCTGGGCCAGTATTTCAGCCAGATCCTGGTCAAGGGCGACAACTCGATCTCCGGCGCCCGCCAGCCCAACGGCTTGCAGGTCCGCTGCACCAACTACCAGTCGGCTTCGCTGACGACGGGCAACCTGATCCCCAACAGCACGTCTTCGGGCGGCGCGGCTCTCTCGCTCGCCAACCTCGACCAGCTGATGTGGTCGGTAAACAAGCCGACCCACTGGCTGTTCCCGCGTTCGCTCATGCCTTACGTCGAGATCGCGGCCCGGTCGAACACGCTGACCAACCAGGCCTTCAACATCCAGGACGGCGTGAAGACCGACTTCGGCCGGCGCGTCATGTCCTACAAGGGCCTGCCGATCCTGTTCGGCTACGAGCCCGACGACACGCCCGACCTGTTGCCCTTCACCGAAGTCGCTTATGGCGGCGGCAGTGCGGTCACCTCGTCGATCTACTGCATGTCGCTGCGCGACGGCGGTCTGTATGCGATCGAGCAGACGCCGCTGTCGGTCATCGACGAGGGCAACGTGCCCGGCGCTCCGTTCGACTCGACCCGCATCTCCTGGGACTGGGGCATCGCCCGCGAACATCCGCGCGCGATTGCCCGCCTGTCCTCCGTCACCCTCGCGACGATCGTCGCCTGATGCAACCAGGGGGTCGGCCTGACCGACCCCCTCCATGAGACACAGATCGGAGCGGCACCATGCCCCTTAGCAATGCGACCCTGCCCTTCAACCTCCCGGAGCGCGCGCTCCCGTACGACGGCAACCTCGTGTTCGCCCAGAGCCAGACGCTCACGGCGACCGGCTATTTCACGCAGACCGCGACCCAGATCGACGTGGGCATCGGCCGCTTCGACGGCTACCTCGTCCTCGACATCTCGGCGATCGACTTCTCGTCCACCGACGAGACGTACCGCATCTTCCTGATGGGCTCGAACGACTCCGGGTGGACCAGCGGAAACATCGAGATCCTGGCAGTTCGTGACTTCGCTGCGGTCACGGCGGGGCGCCTCGTCGCCACGATCGTTCCGGCGTCCTACGCCCTTCCGGTCACCGGCAGCGGTCGCGCGGCAACCAAGTTCGTCATCCCGGTGACCAACTTCATGGGCGCGTTCACGTTCCGCTACCTCCAGGTCTACCTGGTGGCCGCCGGCACCACGCCGTCAATCACGGCGTCGGTCTGGCTCGCCCCGAACCTGCAGTTCGCCTGACGCCTTCGGGCGTCGGGTTCTCTCCTGAGACAAGGGACCAGTCATGGCCGACAACGACATGTTCACGACCGCGTACCACATCGAGCAGGGGCCGATGTTCATGTACCGCACCGACGCCATTGTTGCGTGCGGTCAGTTCCCGAACGAGTGGGCTCTCACTGCCTGGTCTGATGAAGCCATCAAGGCCTACGCCGCGCAGAAGGCAGGCCCGGATCCGGTCGTCGTGGATCCCGTTCCTGCACCTGTCGGGAAGGCTTCGAAGGGCGGCTGACGCCGCCCTCATTCTGACCCAGGAGGCGCACAGCCATGCCGGCACTCACAGGCCAAAAGGGTGTCGACGCGATGCGCGCCGTCGACATCAGCGGAACGGGTGCCGGCCCGTGGGTGATGGGCGCCGACAACGAACCCGAAAGGGCCACGTTCGGCGCTTTTTTGTATGGGCTTGCCCCGGCCTCCGCGACGATCACCGACCTGTTCCTGATGCAGGGTGCGGCCGGCAAGGTCATCCGCGTCAAGTCGATCATCTTGTCCGGATCGGCCTCGAGCGCGGTGAACGTTCCGGTCATTCTCTACAAGCGCACCGCAAACCAGACGGGCGGCACGCCGACCGCAGTGACACGGACACCGAAGGACAGCACGGACGGCGCGGCCAACATGGTCCTCAGTCATTTTGGCACGGGCACAGTGCCCACGCCTGGCGCCGGGACGATGGTCGACGGTGGCCGTCTGAACCTTGCGCCTGCGGCCAACGGATCGATCGACCGGCTTGTTTTTCAGTATTCGTGGCAGAACGACAAGGCCGTGGTGCTCCGCGGGGCCAGCGAATGGCTCGCCGTCAATTTCAACGGGGTCTCGACGCCAGGCGGCGTGGGCATCGATTTCTCCTGCACATGGACGGAGGAGTGAACCATGAGCCTCCATGTTGAATGCGGCCAGGCCGGGCTTGGATCTCAGACCGGGACCGACATGCCGACCGAGATCGCCAATTCGCTGGCGTGGTCTGAGACGGTTGCGGTCGCAGGGACAACGTCCAATTCCGTTCCTGTTTCCAACGGAAGCACCTACATCCTGGCGCTGACTGCCGAAGTCGACATGTGGGTTGCGATTGCAGCGTCTCCGAACGCTGCTGCGAACCCGCGTCGCCGGCTCAAGGCTGGACTGACGCGCTGGTTCTCCGCGAGCGCAGGACTCAAGGTTGCCTGGTCCCTGACATGACGCGCGGGATGGGCCTGTTCGCGGGGTTCAGGCGGTCGGGCCGTTCTGGGTCTGCGACCTTTAATTTCAATGCTGTCGCAAACGCATACGGGGTCAATTCCTCCACATATTCAGGAATCCCCGCGCTGGTTGCGGCCCTCGGCGGCACTTACACGCGCGCCACGTCTGCAACGTACTTTGACAGCGCGGGGACGCTACAGACCGCCGCAGCCGGCGTGCCGCGCATCGGGACCGTGCCCGGCCTGACAACGCGGCTAGGGTATCTGGCAGAGGAAGCGCGGACAAATTTAGCGTTGCGGTCACAAGCATTTGCAACTGCTCCCTGGGGTTCGGGCGGAACAGTTACGGTTACAACGGGCGCGACAACTGCACCGGACGGGACGGCTACTGCAGATCTTTTGACCGCCTTGGCCGCAGATAGCAATTGCACGCAGCCGAATATAACGGCGACCGCTGCGACTGCGTACACTTTTTCAGTGTATATGCGAGCAGCAAGCCCGCAAACGGTTAGTTTATTCATCATTGACGGTGGCGGCGGCAGTGGCAACACGAATGTATCGTGTAGCGTAACCACGTCTTGGCAGCGGTTCACAGTCACGCGAACAACTTCTGCGTTAACAACGCTGATTTCGGCACAGATTGGTGGCGCGAGCACATTTTCAACCGGCGAAGCAGTGTTCGCGTGGGGCGCTCAAGTTGAACAAGGTTCATTCGCAACCTCATACGTCGCCACGACGACCGCCGCAGTACCCCGCAACGCGGACGTTCTGAGCCTGCCCACGACGGGATGGTATTCGGCAAGTGCGGGGTCTTGGTATGCGGAATTTTTGAGTTTTGACGGAACTTCGGCTGGCCAGCGGCCTTTTTCAGCGTCAAACGGGACCACTGCTAACCTTAATGAATTAATTTTTAACGGAACAACCACGTCAACAGTTGCCCAGCTTGTTTCGGGGGTTACTAGAACATCTGGCGGAATAGGCGGTCAAACACCAGTAAACGCAATAAACAAGTTTGCACATGGCGCTGATGCTTCTGGCGTAACGTCAGCGGCAAATGGAAATGCGTTTTCCGCACTCGTAAGTGCCGACACTATGCCGACAATCACGACCCTACACATTGGCAACAGATTTGACGGTGTTCGGCCAATGAACGGCCTCGTTCACCGCATTTTCTACCTCCCCACGCGCCAAGCGGACGCGGTTATTCAAGGGTGGACGGTATGACGCGCCTGCTGAAAAACCCGGTTCTCAATATCGAATAGCGCACCACTTCCGCATCCGCGGCGGTGCGTTGCGCTTGAGGCCCCCGGGCCGGAAGGTCACGGAATCCCTTCCGCGCCCGGGGGCCAAGAATGTCCTATGACAAGCTCAGCATCTGCAATTCGGCACTGATCCGCACCGGCAACACCCCTGTTGCCGTCGAGGGCGATGGGTCAGACGAATGGATGTCGGCGTCCGACGCCTATGACACGATGCTGCCCGTCATGCTTCAGCACCATGACTGGGGGTTCGCGTCCACGATTACGACGCTGAACCGGTCTGGCGCCAGCACGCATCCGGACTACACGGACGCCTACTACAAGCCCAATGGCTGTTTTCACGTCCAGATCGTGTGGCTGAACGACACGCCATGCCCCTACCGGATCATGGACAATCAGGTGCTGGTCAATGCCAACAATGGAGTGGTGACCGCAAAATACATCCGCACGCCTGGTGCGGACCAGTGGCCTGACACGTTCGTTGAGACGCTGCGGCTGTTCGTGATGGCGGCGCTCTACCGCGGCCTAAACGAGGACAATGGCGAGGCTGACAAGCTCTATGACCGCGCCATGAAGCACATGGCCCTTGCCTCGTCGCGCATGAGCCAGGAGGACAGCCCGCGCTACCGCGTGAACAGCCGTCTGCTCGCGGCCCGCAAGATCCGGCGTCTGGGCTGGACGAGGTAATCCATGGGCCTGCGATCCCAGCTTCTGCGGCAGCGTGATTTCTCGGGCGGTGAGGTCGACCCCGACGCCAAGCGTCGTGACGATCAGGAGATCGTGCGCGCAGCTGCGCGGCAGATGTCGAACTGGAGGATTGAGGGCCCCGGCAACATCCGCGAGCGCCCCGGGCGCAGCGCGCTGTTCCAGCAGGAGGGCCGCACCGAGACCGTCCTGATGCCCGGCGAGACAACCTACCGAATCTCGTTTGGCTATTCGGGCGGGACTGGCACGATTGTGGTTCGGGATTCATCCGGCACCACGCTTGCAACGAACACCGGCTACGCCTGGACGTTGGCGACCGTGCAGCAGATCTCGATCGCGGTCATCAATCGCGACATCATCTGCTGCTTCCCGGCGCAGAAGCCAAAGCTGGTTCGCCTGTCGTCGACCGGGACGTGGTCGTTTGCCGACTTCGCATTCAAAT